AGGCTCGACCTATTTCCATAGCTTCGCGCTTGGTGTTGACGCGCTTGCTTTTGTCGATATAGTAGATGCCTTCACTCAGCCAGATGCCGCAGTCGCCCTTGTAGGCGCGCACCGCTTCGATAGCTTCCTCAGCTGACTTACATTCTACGCCTTCCGTAGCTACTTGCCAACCGCTTTTGTAAGTGACTTTTTTGCCGTGTTTGAGTGTAAGACCGTCGTTTTCGGTCAGTTTACGAATAGAACGAATGTTAATCATTGTTTATCTCCTCCTTTGATGATACTATTTTACCACATAATACGCATTTTGTCAATACCGGATTTAGATGTAGTACATCTAAATCTGCATAAAAAAGTGGCACTTATCGTGCCACAGCTCGCGGAGCCGTCATATAGTCAGGCGGCAGGTCCGACAGGTCGCGCTTCCCTTTATAGAGGAAAAAGTTGTAGAGCTGCCCTGACTGCAGCGTGCCTGTATCGCGCATTTTGCGGCGGAAGGTCGCGATGGCGTTGCCTGCGGTGTTCGCGTGACGGTGAGCGGCGACGACTTCGCCAGTGGTCCAGTTGAAAAAATAGCAAGTATAAAGCATAGTGGTGTACCCCCTTCTTTGATGATACCATTATACTACATTCGATTGAATTTGTCAAGACTGATTTTAGATGTAGTACATCTAAATTTACGCAAAACAAAAGGGGAGTTAAAACTCCCCATTTGCGATACTGATAGCTTCGTCAATGTCAGCTTCCAGCTTCGCGTCAGCTCCCTCTATGCAGCGCGTAGTGATTACTACGGCAAGCGTGGGAACGAGTGCGGCGATGATGGCAAGAGTGATAGCGAGTGCGAACATAACAAGTCCTCCTTTTGGTTGTGTCGGTTTTCCTTCCCTTTGATGATACTATTATATCATACTATGATTGATTTGTCAACAATGTATTTAGATGTAGTACATCTAAATATGGCACGAAAAAAAGAGGGAGTTTATCCCTCTTTTTCGGCAAGGTGTTCATATACGAGCTTCTGTTTGCGACCCTCTTGCTCAAAAATGCGATGGTCGCGCAGGATGCCGAAGCGGTCAGACTCAGCTTGCGCGATTTGCTTATTGACGAAAGCGAGCGCCAGCTCGTAGGTCTTGTAGGCGAAGACGCAGCTGCGCCATTTGTTGTCGTCGTGCTGAAGCAAAGCAAGAGTGCGCTCGGGCGCGAGCGCGCGGGTGCGCGCGGTGATGTGGTCGCGGACTTTGACTGTGAACATAGGACTGTATCCCCCTTTCGATAACCTATTATACCATAAAAGAATAGATAATGCAAGAGGCGTTTTAGATGTGTTACATCTAAATCGAACATATGTTCGATATAGTACATCTAAATCGAACATATGTTCGACCAGGAATAATTTGTTTGATAAACTAACTATTCCAGAGCATAAAAAAATAACGCCGTCAGGCGTTATCTTTTCCCTTGAAGGGGCTTATTCAGCCCCTTCAAGTATATTGTCTATGATATCATCATCTATTTCGTTATCATAGCACCATTCTTCTATCTTTTTTCCTACGCGACCGTGCCAAGCGTTTTTCTTATAATTCCAGCCCGTCTGAATGTTTATCTCTGTGCCGTTCCTATTCAAGCGCGCCAGACCATTATCGAGCAGGAAGTCAACAAACTGCTTTTTGTCGACAACATACATTTGCGTTTCGGTCAAGTCAATATCAACGGTGATATTATCGCCGTTTTCAGCCGTCGCGCAAGCGATATGCGAAGCATAAATAACGCGATTAGAGCCCTTGATATACGCTTTACTATTAGCATAGCGCAATACGCTTGAATTTTGTTTTGTGTCATAGTTTTTGCGATTATAACGAAAATCAGCAGTCCCGCAAGGGCTTACGCGGTCAGCATTTGCGCGTTTCAGCGCGTCTTTGATTGCCATTTCGAACGCTTTACCAAAAATGCCTTTGTCAGTTTTTTTGAATGTGTATTCCATATTTTCCCCTTTTCCGCCACGCGCCACACGCGCGGCTATGTTTATTTGCTCTTTCGAGTATGCCTTATTTTAGCATACTTTTTTGTGTTTGTCAATACTTTTTTGGAAAAAAATAAAAAAAATTTTCGCGCCGTAGGGTATGAAGGGGTATGAATAAAATATGAATAAATTGTGAACGGGGCGTGGGTTTTCGGAAAAATGCGCCCGAAAAATCGCCGGACCGCCGTGCCTGAAAAATAAGTTCCACGAACCAATTTTTTCATCCCCTCTCCCCAAAAATTGACTTCCGGCCGAAATTCGTATATAATAAATATAGAAAAAGATAAAGGAGTACGCAGATGACTACGTCGGACGACTACGTCAGACACCTCGGGCGCCGTATACATCCCACTTCAACCCAACGTACACATCTGCTTTTGATAAATGCCTACCAACCGTTTAAAACTTGACTTTTCATTGACCTACCGAGACGAGCGCAAAGCTTTTCTCGACATATATCTACTCGAACCCCAATTTACCCAGAAGCCCCCTACCGAAGAAGAATGCGAAACAATGGGGAACTATCTCCTCTGGGGCAAAGACCGCAATACCGGCCTCAATGCCAAACAAGACGGCTCCGTCCAACTAACTTCGAAACACAGTGACTGGGACGCCGAATCATCCAAAGTCGAATCCCTCGACGCTCTCATGGAGAGTCCCACTTTCAACGAAGCGTCACTACTCGATATTACTGCCCCAATTTTGAAGACGAAGAAAGAAGTCTTTTCACGAGATGAGGCACTTGCGCGCTGCCCAGATCATCTCCAACAAACTTTTCGGGATTTATTCCGTCATATTGATACCATAGACCTCAAGATCAATTACTACGAATTATAGCACGGGCGCCGTCTAAATCCACCTCGCGAACAACTTCTACGTAAATTCTCGGAAGAAGAACAATGCGCCTTCTAGGAAGCAGTAACTCATTGGAACCAGTTTATGTATCTTAAACAAAGACATGAACTAGTAGAATTGCGCCGTCAATAGTATACTTTGAGGGATAGTTATGCGCCTCTGATTGTGAATAATGGGTATTCGCCAGTAAATGTCGATATTCCAGAAACAGATTGGGATGTCGGTATCGAAGTCTTACCACTTGGTATTTTTGGTAAGAATGAGACGGCATAGTTACTATACTAGGACTTCGACAATCTCATCCCTGCCAACTTCAATGAAGAGCAACTGCGCGCGATCTATGAGGTATATTGGTCTAAGAAGAATTATGTTCCTCATGGGAATAATCGTTATTTTGATTTTCGTGAATTGGAACATGTGTATAATATATTTGGACTATATTATGAATTAGATATAACAGATGAAGAAGATGAGAAGCGATATGATTAGAATACTGGCGGATTAATGCGCGCGTTGAAATATTATATTAAAATGGCTGATCTTAGTGAAGTATAGTAGGAAATTCTTGACATGAAGTTGAGGAAGATAAAGAATAGTGACATTGCTTATGAGATAAATCATAAGTGGAAGAAGTCATATACGGATAATTATATTTCGACTATTTTCAGACAAAGAATAATACCCAAGATCAATGAAGCAGCGAAGTATCATGTGAAGATTATTGAGAATTTATGCTTCCCAGAAGAGTTTAAGGTTTGCTCTTGTTGTGGGAAGACTTTGCTACGTGATCCGATGAATTTCACGAGAAAGACACGAAGTAAAGATGGATTCACTGCAAGATGCAAGAAGTGTGAAAAAGCTGCTAGATCTAAAGGAGACTGATATGGAACAAAATAAAGAAAAAAAGATTACCCATGGAGAAGATTTTGTTAATGCATTATTTAAGTTGAATGGTGACGAACTCTGCGCGCTGTCGAAATTTTTAGGCGTCCGCCTTCTCACAGACGATGTCGACCCTGAAACCCATAAAGCAATTCCACGGGAGGGCGCTGACATCATAGATGACATCATAGTTCATTATAGCGAACTTGGACGTATGGATCGACGTTGGTTACTTAAATATCTCCAAAAAACAATAAAGGGGAGGTAATGTGTATGGCTCTTACGCCCAAAATACAACGAAAAAATAAATTCGTAAGCAAGAAATGTAGTATTTGCGGCGGCACCTTTGGGCCAGAAAGCTTTGCACCAACAAAATCACTTTTCTATCCCGATGGAGTCATTCCCGTGTGCAATGATTGCATTGATGGTATACTCGCGATGCAAGATGACTCCTGGGAAGTGGTTGATAAAGTTTGCTAGTTAGCAGATATTCCTTTTGTCCCGAAAGAATGGGAGAGATTAAAGGAAATGGATGAAGCTAATGTGTTTTATCGCTATGCTACTATATTCCAAGCAAGTGAATATGATGGACTTGGCTGGGGAGATTATTACCAAGCTTTTCGCAAGTTGAAAGAAGAAAATGCCGTGGAAGATGAACTTCCTGGACTTGCTGATGAAAAACGTCGCAAGTTGAAAGAGAAGTGGGGCGGTAATTATGATGATGAGGCATTGATGTATCTTGAGTAGTTATTCAATGGTTTGATGACTACACAGAATGTCAATGGCGCATTGTAGATTGACCAAGCCTTAAAAATATGTAAGATGTCTTACGAAATTGACCGACGCATTGCCGCTGGCGACGATTTTGATAAGTTACTTGCTTCATATGACAAAATGGTCAAGGCCGCTGAGTTCACTCCAAAGAACGTCAAAAACATTAATGACTTTGACACGTTTGGCGAAGCCACACGTTGGATGGAAAAGAGAGGCTGGCGCAATAAGTTCTATGATAAAGTCACTCGTGATATTGTTGATGAGTCGATGAAAAACTTCCAGGCCTTTAACCAACGTTTGTATACCAATGAGTCTGCTATCCCCGAAGAAATTGCACGCCGTCTCGAAGCGTTGAAAACTACAGCTGAGATGGAGAATTATTACGAAACAGATACTGATCATGATCTTGATGCATTTGAGCAAGAAGGTTATGAACAGTTAATCCATGATTCTGCAAATGAAGAATTTATGGTAGATTTGGATAGTGAAGACGAAGAGGAAGGTGGCGATGATGGTACCGAATAAAAAGGAAAAAATACTTACATAGCGCCGGACCGTCTTTGATAGTGATATTATAGAACATGGATATAGGGATGGCACAGAAATAGAAAAAGGTATAATACTTAACGAAGATTATTTGGATAAACATTTTGATTAGATTGGCGATATGTTGTCAATCTTTTCGGCTTATCCAGACATTTTTTTGGACTTTATTACGCCTGCCGATTCCAATTTCGAGTTATTCTTTTATCAAAGAATTACACTGCGCGCCATCATGCGCTATCGTGATGTTTATATTACTGCGCCTCGTGCTTTCTCAAAATCATTTATTACTATTTTGGGATTGATGTTACAATGTATCTTTATTCCTGGCACTAAACGATTCATCTGCGCGCCTAATAAGAATCAGTCTGCGCAGATTGCTAAAGAAAAAATTGTTGAGATTTACGACCGCTGGCCTCTAATACGCAAGGAAGTCATTGGTGGCGATATTTCGGATACTCCTGGTAACTTCGGTAAGGATTATGTTACCCTTAAATTTAGAAATGGCTCACAATTTGACGTTGTTGGCGCCCTTGATA